CAGTATCGCTTCCTATACCAATATCAACAGTTCCTATATTTTGTTCAGTCGGCGTTGGAAGAGTATAATTTATTGGGCGTCCAGTGACATCAGGTAAAGACTGCGCGGCAGTTGTATTAAAAATACCTTGACCGCTTATAAGATTTTGAGCTGCTTGATTAGCTTGACTTAACGCAGTTGTACCTACGCCGCCTGTAAAAAGATCTATACCTTGTTGAAACATACTTTTATCAGGAGCAGGTTGAAAAGGTTGACCTGTTACAGGATCAGGAAAACCTCGTATACCTTTTACTTTATCTATATCAGTAATTGCACTAAGAATACCTAATGCTGGACCTAATGGAGTAGTTGCAAAAGCACCTCTTGCCGCCATTTCCATTTTACCAATATTCCTTGGCCTAGATTCAACTGGACCGTATTGAGTTAAATCTCCTGGACGTAATCCTGATCGAATAGTATTAGCTTTCGGCGCATATTTAGAAGGATCTATATCCCCACCCCTATCAGCTAAATCTTGAGCATATTCTTGCTCGGTCATTACTTGCATAGGTCTATCTGTACCTTGCGCTTTTGCCGCCGCGTCATATGCCGCTTGTTCTTCTTCCGTCAAGTTATAGTTTTTCATAGTCGTTAAAACTTTACCTTGACCGAAAGGATCTAAATATTTTTCATATGCCGTATTTCTTAAGAAATCCTTTTTTGTTTGGGACATATTAGGATCAGTCATTTTTAAATCAATAGGTCTTCCAAACACCCCACTTAAAAAATCACTTAAACTCGAAAGACCTTTTTTCATACCACGACCAAGGCCAGTGGACATATTACCTGTGCCAATAGGATCCACGTCAGTAATACCCATGACTTTTTCAAATTCGCTTTGAGTCAGAGGTCCACCGACTGGAGCACCTGCTAATTCGTCGGGTAAACTTGCTTGATTTACTAAATTACCATCTTCATCAAAGGCAGGATCAAGGTCAACTGGACCTTTAGGACCAAGTGCTTCAACAGCCGATACAGCAAGACTTTGTCTGTCGGTCTTAGGTGTAGT